CAATATCAATATATGATTTTAAATATGTGTTTATGAAAGTTTCAATCTCTATTTCAGTTTCTTTGCGACTTTTTGCATGCTTCCCAAATGGAGACTTATGTAAACAATCTATTTGTAAAATAAAATCTACACTGTTTTCATCTATTACTGAAACCGCAATACCAATGTATTCTTTAACATCACTATTGTGGGTAGGGTTCTTATACCATTTGCTATTCTTCGCATTTATTTGATTTTCAGATACAAGACTAATTCCAATCTTATTACTTGAAAAAATATAATATGAATAATATTTACTCCTACTTTCAAGAGGTTTAGAACCCTTACAAGTATCTCTATTGGGGCTTCTTCTGCCTGACATTTTTACATGTTTCTCTGCTTTATCTTTCGATGTTTTATTAAACACATATTCAACAGATACTCGTGTAGTACAATGTAAAACTTCTTTAAATAGGTGCTGTATTTTTTCGCACACGATTTCACTTGTTTTCTTAAAAATATGAGATTTCCATTGTGGATTACTTTTAATCTCTATGTTTATCGTGTTCATTATACTTAGACAATCTATCTAATATCCATTGTTTTTTATGACAAGACTGATTGTCAAAATCCTTAACTTTATTTTTATCTACCTCAAAAGGCTGACTTATCGGTACTGCAAGCACGGACATTTTTTAACATCCTTTCTAAAAAACAAAATTGGCGTTTACAACCATTGGTACGCCATAAACCAACCCACCTCTTCATCTTCCTCTATGTTGGTCAATCATAGTCTTATCTTCACTCGCTGTCCAATTATTTTGAGTCGCTGGCATCGTGCTACGACCAAGAATCTAAGCCATTTCATCTGTATTCTACAGAAAGGTAGTTGCGTTCGCATTCCTGACATCTAAAGGTAGATGTTACCACTATACAAATCTGCCCAAGTGGGCTGACACTAAATGTCATAATTGCCTGTGAGTCCTCGGATTATCACAGGGCGATCACTAATATATTATGCCCCACAAACTCGAAAGACATCGCAGAAATACCAAGACCGTGTACCCTAAAGTATCACAGTACGAACTCATGTGTTACCTTTTTAGTATGTCATGCAAGTGCCTTTTTAGCATTGGCAATTTTGTTGTCTTTTGCTCGAATACCGTCATTGATAAGATGATAGATAGCATTGATTGTCTTTTCGCCTACAATGCCATCAACTGTGACCTTACCTGCCTTCTGTGCCTCTTTGACCGCCTTCAGAGTACCATCTCCGAAACCGTTCGAGTTATCAACCTTTGTCTTGATGATGCCCATATTATAAAGCGTAATCAACTGTTTCTTGAATGCAAGTATAGCTGTGTTATGTAAACCGTATTTAATCATTTCTTCTTCCTCCGTATCTGTTGTTTTACCACCAAGTTTTGCAGTTACTGTTTTTGCAAGATTGCCAAGACGGTTGTAAAGCCAATCGCCCGGACAGGATTTATTTGCAAACCATCTATGTACAGTTAAAACCATTTCATTCGATTTTGGCGAATAATTTAGCGTCTTGCTCTCATTGCCAAACCAAAGCAGTTTAGTTTTGCCGTTTCGCTTGCAAATGTCAACACATAAGTCAACAAGTTTGTTGTATACTTTGCTATTCATCGTGTACGGTGCGGTTGTGTCACTTGCACATTCAATTGTTACCGCCCTCTGGTCATTTGCATTTGACGAACTACACCAAGAGCGATTGCTTTCATCAACACAAAGCAACACTCTGCCGTCATAGCCGATTCCGTAGTTACAGCTTGCCTCACAAGCTGTATTCATAAAGATATTACCGAGGGTTTCGACTGAACACTGACCTACAACACAATGTGGAGTAATGCGGTCAATACTGTGTGTGCGTTTACCGCTGTGGTTTGGGCTTAATTTTGTGTAATTAACAAGTTTTGAATTACTCATAATTATTCCTCACTTTCTGTAAATGATTTTTTCCAAATCAATACCTTCCATAACTGCTCTTGCTTCAAGTACAGCGATATAATCTGTCATTGCTTTAATCTGCATATTGTATGTACTGCGTGGACAAGTCGGTATAAATGCCAACTCGTTCTTGTCCCAATTATCAAGCATTTTCTTCAATCCCTTATAACGGATTACCAATTGCTGATATTCAGCTATAAATCTTTCTTTGTAGTCCTCACTCACCATACCGTTAATTGTTTCTGATAAAATCATGATAATTATTCCTCGCTTTCATCTGTTTTAAACTACAAAGCACCCACCTCAATTAAGAGATGAGTGCTAATTTTATGTATTGTATTTAATTACTTAGGTTCACCGTAGGTCATAGCCTGTTCACTATCTGATGTACCCTTAGTTGTAGGATCGACTACAACACCAAGCACGGCAAGCAAAGCAAATACGGTATTCACAACTGCCGTAAGGTTGTTGCCAAGTTCACCAAAATCAAGTTCAAAACCAAACACTTTAGCTACTGCCTGAATAAACAGAAGTGCCGCAGGAATAAGTGCAAGCCAAAATGTTTTATTTTTAAATCTTACTGTCCAATTAATCATATAACCAACTCCTTAAATATTCTTTTCTGGCAAATGTAATACCAGTTTATATCTATCAGTGCAATATGTGTCTCCTCCGAGATTGTGATACTCTTTATACAGGTCAATCAAATTGAGTTTTTGTATCGAGGTGATACTACCCTTTGCAAGACACTTGTCACACAACTCTAAGATACTATTTCTCAAACCTGCCTTCACTGCTTCAGCTAACTTAACCGACATATCCCACTTCTCTGTATCAAGAGCAATGTGAGACTCTAACATTTCTTCAATTTTGTTAAGCTTCTCTATTGTGTCATTAGTGTTATTTGTATTTCGCACCCAACCGATTATTTTACGGCGTAGAGGAGTGACGATAGCAGTCAACACTGTTAATATAGCAGTAGCACAACCAAAGCATACACTAATAGTCTTAATGATTTCAATTATTTCATTACTCATTCAATCACCACATTAGTTATTACTCCTTTGTTTGTATTATTTTTTCAAGCGCTGCAACTCTTGCCTCAAGATTGCCTTTTAAGACTTTATTGCGATTAGCAAGAGATACAGTGCATTGCATATCAATTGTTTTGTTCGCTGCAAGCTTAACTCGTAAATATGTAATAGGTTTAGTTACACCGTCTACAATCAATGACTTGGAAGCCTTGTTCAACGCTAACTCCAGAGATGTATCAATTATGTTATAAGACGAATCTGTGAAAGTAATTGTCACATCTGATGAAACTGGTGTAATATTATCTATATAGAAATTATATGTGCCGCCTTTCAATTCCAATGAATCGAGCTTAACATAGACGAAAGACTTGCCACTTGTGTATGCTGTATCGCATTTAATACTCAATGTATTGTCTGTTGCTACGACACTAAAGTGAGTATTGGTTTTGCTTGTGTATGTACCATTAGTGCACGATAAAATATTTGGAGCATCCTCTAACACATCTGATACATTAGCTTTTGGCGCACCAAAGTCGCTATCTAACAAGTCGTACATTCTAAACAATTTATTATAATCGTCTGTAAGATTATTGGTGTACAGCATATGATTAGGCTTAACATATGTTGTTGAACCAATATCGAGAGTATTACCGCTATTCGTCAAACCAAAGTATTGATTATTTGCAGTTTGTACTTCGTTTTCAGTTGTACCATACTTATAATTAACATTAGATAAAGATAATTTATTAATTGCCGAAATCATACTTGCATCAAACATAATTGCAGATGCACCACGATAATGTCCTATTTGACAATCACCAAAAATGATAGACTGATATTGATAAGTCAATCCTGCTGCATACCCTGATCTTAACGGACTTGTCACATTTTCAATTATGCAATGTCGTACAATAACACTACACGGTTCATTGGTATAATATGTACCTGTTACAGACAGTCTCTGATTAAGCACAATGCCATTGCCAGTGTATTTGTCTCCATGCGTAGATGTTTCAGTTTTATCTGCTCCATAAAGTTTACAGTTGTCAATATAATTAGTACCGTTATCCCAATCAAGAGTTACACAACTTGCATACTTATTGTGTATTGTTGAGTCTCTAAGTGTCATCTTACCGTATTGTGCTTCAATTGCCGCACCCCAACCATCAATATCAATGTAACAATTGTCAATGTTGGTATATCTTGTACTCACTTTAATGCCTCTTTTTGCACAGTCAGTAATTGTGCAGTTGGATACAGTAATATAACTATCACCACTACAGTCAGCAGAAGGTCTTTGAATTAAACAAATACCATCTCCATCAGGCTCTTTGTTGCCAACTTTGTATCCATTAATGTTGCTAATTTGAGAATTGCTGATATATCCGTGTTGACTAAACTCACCATTAACACTTGACACTCCTATACCGACTGCGTGAATAAATGTATCCTCAGATACAGTACCAGCCTTAATGTCAGATACAATAACATTATTGATATTAAACTGAGAACAATCTCTAATTAAATTAATGCCAGCAGCAAATGAAGATGCTTTGTTTCCTGCACCCTTAATGGTTGCATTTGTGATATTACTGTTGTGACAACCAATTAATGTAATACACTGAGACACTTTGTGCTGTCCATCAAAGCAACCCCCGATAATTGTTAAATTATTACAATTAGTGAACTTAAAAAACGAACCTTGCACAGTCGTTTCAGTAGCGTCTGTCGAATTAGTAGCTTGATTGTAAAATACAAAATTAGCATTATCACAAATAATGGTCAAGTTATCAATATTAGACAAAGCAATACCATTACACTTATAAGTACCTGCTGGAAAATAAAGACATCTTTTGCTTAACGAAACTGTCGGTATTTTCGATAAGCTTGTCACTACTCCTGAATTGCTAACACCATACGCAGTTGAACTCAATAGTGACAAATTATTGTTACTCCAAAAATTATTTAGGAGGTATTGAATGCTTGGATAATTCTTAGCTGCATCCGTAATATCAGAGTTCTCCAAAATCTTCAAATCCTTGTTTTCAGGATTGATGTTAGAATATTTGGATATCAAGGTTAATAATGCACTAAACTGTTCACTTGCTTCAATTGCACGACCACTGGTTGACTTGCTAATAGTGAGATTAATACCGCTAATTTTCAAAACTTTGTTATCAATAGTGATATTAAGTTCACCTTCACCCACACCTGCATAAGCAGTCATAGAGGGTTTAACTTCAAATTCAACAACGCCTCGCTTAGCGTCTACAATTGTTGCGTCAACAATTTCTTCAGAACCACGAGGGAGAGTTATTGTGTATGTAACTGCCGAACCAGTTAAGTCGATTGCTCCTTTATCATCCACGACCATAAGGCGAGGATATTTGATACCGCCCTCGCCTTGTGTCACAGTAAAAAACTTGTTATTGTCTTTCCAAGCGTGTACTGTATATATTTTATTGTAGGTTTTCATTATTTCCCTCCTTATCACTTCGTTAATATATATATTGTATTTTCACAAATAGAAATATTACTTGTATATGATAACGAATAATTTGGCTTTAAAACCCTCCTTTTAAAATTCTTCAAATTCACTATCATTCCTATTAATTATTTAGAATTTCCTGCACCCGTGCCCTGATTTTTTCGGGAACATCAGGTGAGCTGTATTAAAGCCCTCTTTAGTTAATTATCTGCTTCATTTACATACTTAAAATCTTCAACATTTTTTGCCATTACTTCTTTTAGTTTATAGTCAAATAAATTCGCCATAGCTGAGTAACCATTAGCCGAATAATGCCAATTAAAAAAATATGATGTAAATGGTTCACTGTTAAATTCTTTAAAACAATCTAAATAATAGCATTTTTCTTTTAATTCACATATGGTTTTATAAACCTCATTAATGCTAGGCGAGTTTTGTTCTCTTGAAACTCCGGTACACACAATGTAAGATTTGGGTGATATATTTCGGAGTTCATTAATTACTTTGCTTACATAGCCATATAATGTGTCATTATCTGTATCTATATCGTCTGTTGTACCTATATTAATACCAGGTTCATTAGCACCCATGCAAATTACATATAATGGCATAGTACCAATGCTTTTGCAGTAATTTAAACCCCAAGTTTCACTTGTTGTATTTAGCCATGTTTTACAAGTTTGTCCTGACTTGCCAGTCCAAAAAGATTTTGTACCGCATCGTTTTTCTATATAAGCCCCCCATGAGTGTTTTAAATCTTCTGAAATTGGAGTTCCATCTTTTTCTGTATTATAGCCCACAGATAAGCTATCTCCCACACTTGCAAATTTAGAAAAAACTGAAAAACCTAATCCGTCATTTATTATATTACTATATATACTGTTGTTTGTTTTCGATTCTTCTATTTTCTGATTAACCAAAGATAAATCACCAGTATCACTTAGTGAATACCACATCTTAACCATACTTATAGATTTAGGATGATTTGTTACTCTAATAAAGCAAGTACCCTCAATTAATGTAACAACACTATTAACATTTACAATCTTATTTCCACTACTTATAGCATTAATAGTACCGCCAAGATAATTCTTATTAGAGTCATAGCAATTAATATAATATAATGGACTATTAAGGTCTTTAAATTCACCTTTTACAATAACACGGCTTGAAATTGCAATAAAGTCTGTTGTTTTGAATGCTACGAGTGTACTTAATTTGCCTTTTTTATCAATATAACCATCATAGTTGAAATCTAATGTAATATTTCTATCGCCTATATCATCCTTTAACTTACTTAACTGATTTGTTACATCATCAGAAAGCTTTTCCATCGTAACCGACTTGCTTGCAATATTATCAGTTGTTACAGAGCCTGTGGTTAATTTGTCTTGCTTTTTGGCAAACTCAGGCTTTAAACTTTCAGTAACTTCGGTAGTAAATTCAGTTTTATCTTCGGCGGTAAAATAATCAGTGCCTTTAATTGGAGTTTTGCCGTCAGCGCCCGAAACACCATCTTGTCCCTTTAGTTCACCATTGTTGAATTTCTGCTGGAAGGTTTCACCATCTGCAAACGGGATATCATCAGCAGTATAGGTTTGCTTGATGTTCAAATCTTCAAGCGACTTATCTCCATTAAGTTCAACGCCATTAATAGAAGGTCTATGATTCAAATGTGCATAATCACCATCAAACTCTTTAAGTGTTCGCCAAATAGTGTTACCGTCATTGTCTATAGACAACACTTGTCCGACAACACCGTCTGTAGTCGGTTTAGAGATAAAGTTTTCTAAGATGTTAAAATCATCAGTGCTTTCAATCTTGGTGTCATCTGGTGCAAAAGAAACCTTAAAATTAACGCCTGAAAATCTTACATTACCTTCAGGAAACTGTAATTCTACAATACCTTTTAGCACACCTTCAGCCGTTGTCATCTGTAAATACAAAGGTAAATAAATCAGACCTTTATCTTTATCTACTCTGCACTCAACACCTACTTTGTGTTCATCTGCTTTCAATCCATAATAGGTAGCAAGCGTACATTCTGAAAGGTCTATATCAGCACCGTGATTTTTAGTCTCAATCTCGAACTCAGTCACACCGTGTTCTCTTTGTGTGATTGGTTCAAGAACCTTGTTAATATAAGCACAATCAATGCTTAAATGTCTAATAATCATATAATCACCACCTATTATTCTGTAAAATTAAATGTTGTATTTTTAACACTTGTTTGTGAAATCGTATTGAAACAATCAATAAATCTCTTCTTGAGAGGTTTGGCAGAATAGTTTGTATTAAATGTCAAACTAAAATCTAATACATCGCCATGATTTACATGAATTGAAAGCAAAATAGGATACTGCCAATCACCGTCTTTTACTTCAAGAGATAGTGCTGTACCAAGTGTTAAATTTCTAATGTTATCCTTAATTTCGGGAATTGTTAATATGTTCGCTGATTCAATCTCAAATTCATAACACTGCTTACTGAGATAATTGTCGTGGGCAGATTTAGCTTGAGCCATTGCTTCTTGTAATGTTGCTATAATATCATTAGCGGAATAGGTATCACTAAATACAATATTGTCATTTGTCCAATCTCCTTCTGTAATGTAATTTTGGAGTTCCAAAATTTCAACAGGGGAGAGGATTGTTGCAATACCGTCTTTGTTTGCCTGCAATGCCGTCTTGTAATTCAGTGTAAACTTTTTAGCTACTGTTTGCATCTCGTTATAACATGCATTGTATTTGGTTACTGTATTATCATAACTGTTTTTAATGTTCCAGTATGTTTCCGCTGCTGAATATAACTTTGTATATAGAGACTTGGAATGATAACATTGATATTGTACATAATCGTATGGAACTTCTTTCATACTGCTTGGTTGGCGTACATGGTCGCTTACAAGAACCTGATATGCGTATCGTGATGTCATACTACCCGGAATAATTTTTTCATTAAAACCATACTCGTCTATTAAATATGTGTTAATTGTATCTGCGACTGTTAAGTATGTTGTTAAAGCCTTTGATATTTTAGAAGCTTGCTCTATTTTCTTTTTATTGCACTCGATTAACAATGCCCCTTTATTAGCGTATTTTACAGATTCTTTTTCAATATTTGCCTGCCATATCGTAAGAGCTTCTTTTAAGGTTCTATTTTTAGTATCATCAGCCACATAATCTAATTGATTTTCAATATTACTAAAATTGTACAATATATTATTTCCCGTAGGGTTGATTAACCCTAATCCGTATTGATCGTTAGATGTATGCACTCTTAATGCACTAATACACCTATCATCAGTTGTGTGAATATTCGTATTTTTGATTGCATTTTGCCATGTTAATATCGTCTTAGAATGAGTACCCAGATATTTTTCATCAGTATTATAATACCGCCGCTCTTCTGTCTCTATGTTTCCATCTATTATATTAATTGTCATATTTTCTGAATTAAAAATGAAATAGCATTGGTATGACGAAGCGATATCATTATTTAAAAAAGTATAAACATTTGCATTATCAACATCGTCAAGTGTTCTATACCTAACGCACACGGCTTGAGAAACATATCCTATTTTCCATTGTGGAAGATAGTCAAGTATTTGATTCAGCAATCCTCGGACAAACTTTTGTTTATGTCTTGTGTTGCCATAACAATCGTAATACCAATTATCACTAGTAACAAGGTCGTTAATATGATCAGGCACAAATAGTGGTAATGTACTGTTTGATAAAGAAAACGCTCTTTTTGATAAAGTCATCTCATAAGACTGGGCTGTTACTTTTAGCACAGCATTACTTCCGTTATCATTTATTTCTTCTGTGTTAGTAATAACCCACCATACATTTCGTATGCCATAGTTTTTATTTTTATTTGTTTCAAAGTGTGTACACAATCTTTCTCTTGAAAAGATTTGCACCCAAGAGGCATTGGGAATATATGTACGATAAGTATTGTCGCTATATGTTGCTTGACTACATACAAGACTTATTCGGATATACCCTTCGTCAATAGTATCAGTATTGTTTTCAATATTACCATCGCTATCCTTTACTGTAAAATCTACATATCTTCGGAATGGTTGTTTCGATGATTCATGATAATAATTATCATCAGATTTAAGCCAGCTATCTGCGTTAGCTTCCTTATAGTAATGAATTTTAAATGAGTACCGCAAAGTGTCACCGTTAAAACATTTTGTTGCAATGACATCGCCTTGATGCACAGGTATAAAACTTTTACAGGCTAAATACTGGTAAGTATACCATCCTTGCTTGTACAAGTCTAAGCTTTCTGAATAATTTTCAAATACCCCATCATTAATAGTGCCACCCCACACCCACTCGTAACCATATGTAGTGCCAATATCAAAAAGCATAGTTTCGTTTTTAATATTGAAATTGTTAATTGCTGTATTAACATCAAACGATAACTCATAATCTTTTCGTGTACCTCCGCCTTTTAAATTATACAGATAATCTGCATAATAACTTTCTCCTGTAAATTTAAAATACTCAGTTGAATCATTGAGATACAAAAGCATATCAGGCTTTAGATTATCATAATTAGGATTGTCCATCCAACTGTTGGTACGAGTGTCATAAACTTTTTTAGGCACTTCAAAACTCATTTCCGAAGCTGCTCCGAAATTATAATCAGCAGTCCAATTGTGTATGTTTTTGACATAGCCAAGCGAGGTCTTTTTATTCTGTCTATACAACACCATGTCGGGAGTCTCTTGTGCGTAATTTCGTGTTTGCATCAAATACCACCCAACCTATGCATTGTAGTATACTTTAAAACTAAGCTTTTATCGGGATCGAAAACATCGTAAGCATAGTTATGTTTAGCGTCAGTTTTATCTGCGGATTTAATGTATAGATAAATCTGATTTTGACCATTGCCAAGCCAAAATAAAGATACATAATCGAGATTATCTTTAATAACTCCGTTGTATTGAATGAATGGGGGAGTGAGTGAATGAAAAGTTTTTTCATTAGGTTCTTTCATTGTTACCATTCCATATTGAGTATCCAATTCATATACGGCATCTTTATTTGTATGATAATTCACATTCGCATCGAAAACGAACATAGACTTATTAAGTTTATTTCCGACATATACTCTATAATTCGATAATGTGTAATCTATTTGATGTTCTGTCCAGTTGTGTCCGATCTTTAAATCAATAATAGGACAAATTTTATTATTGATAGGTTGTCCTTCAATATCAATTGTAGTTTCAAAAGATAATGTTTGCCCTGTATTTGACGGTTTAGATGTAACTCCCTTAAACTCAACTTCGTTATCCTGATACCAAAATCCACTATCATTTTGTACCTTACAACGCAAACCTCTATAACCTCGTGCATCAGTAATATCACTGTCAGGAATAAATAATGCGTTGAGGTAATAGTCGGATGTGTCGTTTTGTAAATAAAGTCGTTTCCAACCGTCTTGTCCGAATAACCAATTTTTAATTTCAATCATTACTTCGGCTGGAATATTATCTTCTGGACTAATAATTTCAACTGAAAATTCAAGTGGATGTTCAGCATAATTAAAATTGTATAAAAGCTGTTGTGCATTATGGGGGAGAGCCACAGTAGTGGGTTCATATTCGCCTCCGCTTACAAACTCATTACTATCGTCACTTATAAAAGCTAAAATTAAATTATAATCACCTGAGTATATATCATTATAGGTAAAATAACAATCTCTATACAACCAAAACACCTCCTTAATAAAAACA